GTAGCCCTCCTCACGAACGGCACCGCCGTCCTGATCGACCCCAAGAATTTCAAGGCGGGCGTGCAGTTGCTCGCGAAGCCGCGCCCGGAGAGCATCGTCGAATCGATCGGCCTCTCTAACTTAATTCCCTTCTCCCGGACCCAGAACCGGCTCTTAAAACCAGACTCGATCAACTACCCGATCCCGATGTCCGGCGACAGGACCTGCTTCGCCCGGCACCGCCGCCACCTGATCCGCGTCTCCGGCCGCAGCCAGTTCGCGAGCGCCACCGCGTGAATCACGATCCCCGAATGGAAACCGCTGTGGCCTTCGCCAAGCGAGTGGGAACCTATGGGAAGATCGATCGCAGCGAGCAATACGAAGGCGAACTCGACTCGCTCAACGGAGTCCTTCTCCGCCGCAAACTTCAAAACAAGTACGACGAGCTGTTCCGGAACCTGCGCCGCATCGAGAACCTGCATCTGCGCAACGCGATCCTGATCACCGTCACCTCGGCGATCCTCTCCCGCGCTCCAGAGATCGTCGCATTTCTCGCGAGGCTGCTCTAATGGCCCGCAAACCAGAATTCCCCGAGCCGTTCGCCGATCCGCTTCTCGATCTCTACCACCAGGTCGACGGAGCCCTCGCGCCAATCGAGCAGCCATGCCGGAAACGCCGCAAGAAAGCACCGAAGTAATCCCAATGAGCAGCGAAATGGTCATCGTCAACCCGGAGCGCTTCGCCGCCCGGTTCGGGCCTGCGGATCTGGCCGGCTATCACCGCAACAACCGGAAGCGAGTGCGCACGCACGGCATCATGTGTCTCGACTGCCTCCACGGTCGCCACGATGGCTGCTCCAGCGACAACTGCGGCTGCATCCATCGCGAACTCGCCGTGCTGCCCGTCTACCTGTCGGCCGTTCGGCAGGAGCTGTCGGCCGTTCGGCAGGAGACAAAATGACGTTCAGTCTCCTTTTTTGAATATGGACGCGCTTTCAAAGCCCGAATTGCTGGCCCTCTTGGGTGCCGCGAAGGAGAACAGCGAGCGGGACTGGCTGATGATCCTGGTGGGCTATTGGCACGGTCTAAGAGCCTCGGAAGTGATAGCAATCACAGGCGCTTCGGTAAAGGACGGCTTCCTGGCGGTGGACCGATTGAAGGGCAGCAACCGCACCGTGCAGGCCCTCGTCGAACATCCCGAACCGCTCCTCAACGAGCGTCCGGCGCTGATTGAATTGGCCTCGAAAACCTACCCTAATCAAAGGCTTTTCAAAGTTGCCCGGCAGCACTTCTGGCGCCTGGTCCAGCGGTACGGGAAGCTCGCCGGCATCCCTCAGCACAAGGCTCACCCGCACGCTCTGAAGCACTCTATCGCGATGCAAATGATTGATAAAGCAGGAATTCACAAGACCAGGCAGCGGCTCGGCCACAAATCGATTGCGAGCACCGGCGCGTATCTGAAAGAGACTGACGCCTCAGCCGACGCCGTGGTGGTAGGGGCTGTCGGGCTTTGATTCGATTGATTATTTTCGCGTTTTCAAAGAGCCATGTCTAAGGGCGGGAAGCGGCCGGGAGCGGGGCGGAAGAAAGATCCGGTCAAGGATATTCGGCTCGGTGCGCAGACCGCGCTGAAGGTGCTGAAGGAACTCGACTCCGAGAAGGAGTTAGTCAGGATCTTCAAAAAGTGCAATGACCCGCGCCTTCAGGTCCACGTCATCATGAAGCTGCGCGAGTGGGCCTATGACAAGCCGGCGCAACCGTTGCGCGTCGCCAACGAGCCGGGCGAGAAGTTCAAGGTCGATGTCACCAGCGCTAGAGACAAACTCGCAGCCGCGCTCCTTAGCTGAAAGATTCCGTGCTCTCGATCCCACCGAACGCGCAAAACGCCTCGCCAGCCTCAGCGACGATGAAGCCGAGGCGATGCTCCATGACTGGGACTTCTGGGCGCGCCCGAACCAACTTGAGCCGCCGGGCGACTGGATCAACTGGCTCATTCTTGCCGGCCGCGGGTTTGGGAAGACTCGCACAGGCGCAGAAACCGTGCGCCGTTGGGTCCAGGAGTGCCCGGTAGTGAATCTCATCGGTCCCACCGTCGCCGACGTGCGAGATGTGATGGTGCGCGGCCAGGGCTTGAATGCCGCGATCATGGAGATCTGCCGGCGCGATGAGCGCCCCGATTACGAGCCTTCGAAGCGCCGCCTGAGTTGGCCGAATGGGGCAACGTCGCTGCTGTTCTCCGCGGAAGATCCGGAAAGCCTGCGCGGTCCTCAGCACGTCAGAGTCTGGGCTGACGAACTCGCCGCCTGGAAGTATGCCGATGCCGTCTGGGAAAACCTGGAATTCGGGCTGCGCAAAGGCGATGTACGTACAGTGATCACCACCACTCCCAAGCCGACGAAGCTCATCAAGTACCTCGCCAAAAGTCCCGAGACCTTCGTCACCAAAGGATCGACCTACGAGAACCGGTCAAATCTGGCGAAGAAGTTCTTCGAGACGATCATTCGCAAGTACGAAGGCACGCGCCTCGGCCGGCAGGAACTGAATGCCGAGCTACTGGAAGACCGCCCCGGCGCTTTGTGGACCTTACTAGCGATCGACACCGATCGCGTTCAAGTTTGCCCGCCTCTGTCTCGCATCGTAATCGCCGTCGACCCAGCAGTAACGTCGGGCGAAGACTCCGCAGAGTGGGGCATAGTTGCAGTGGGCCAGGGACCATCACCTGCGGGCGCGGACTGGCCACCGCACTACTATCTGTTCGACGATCTCAGCGAGAAACTGAGCCCGAACGACGCAGCCAGGAAGATCGTCGGCGCCTACCAGGCGCACAAAGCCGACCGCGTGATCGCCGAGGTGAACAACGGCGGCGACCTGGTCGAAGCCATCCTGCGCACCGTCAACCTGAATTTCGCGTACCAGGCGGTGCACGCCTCGCGCGGCAAGCTCACCCGAGCCGAACCGATCGCCGCGCTCTACGAGCAGCACCGAGTTCACCACGTCGGGGCGTTTGGAATCTTGGAAGACCAGATGTGCGACTACGTCCCGTTCCTCTCGAAGTCTCCCGATCGCATGGATGCGCTGGTCTGGGGAATCACGGCGCTGAGCGCGGACGTGGAAGAGGAAATCATCATCGAGCACTCGGAGCAGCACAGTATTTCCCCGGAGCTGGATGACTTCGACAATCCGGAGTTCCGGCAATTCTGATGCTCGGCGAAACACTGGCCCTCATTCGCAAGCTGGCTGGCCGGGATACCGTCAAGGCCGTTCGAGAGATGCAGACGAAACAAGCAAAGAAGGTCGAGAACTTTCTGAAAGCCGATTTCGCAAGCGGCAACTTCAACGTCGGCGTCCGAAGCGTAGACGATGACGAGCATTCATGCCTCTCCGATGGGTTCGGAGACTGGTAAAGGAAAACTCATGACAGTGCAGATCAACGCCAACAACCCGAAAAGCGGCTCCGCAGTCGCCAGCGCTTCCGGCGACTCGTTCATCATCCACAATCCGAACGGCGCAATGTATCTCTCCGTCGAGGAGGTCCCCAACGGATCGCCTTCGACGTTCAACTGCACCATCGCCGGACAGATGGCAGGAGGGACGGTCGATACCGTGCTCGACACCAACACTTCAACGACGGCGGCAATTCGCAGCCCTTCAATCACCAAGCCCTATGCGGCTTTCAAGGTGACGGTGACCTGGACGGGCGGCACAAAAGCGTCGGCGAGTTTCAACTGGCAGTTCGGTTCGAATAGTTAGTGTGAGCATCTTCGACACAGCCCGCGGCCTATTCCGGCCGAAAGCGACGGTCAGCGTGAACGAGCGCTCCTACTCCGTCCGCGAGATGGCCGACTTCGTCACCGAGAACGTGCCGGAACTGCGCGAGGCTTTCACCCGGGCCGACATCGAACTCGCGCTCGACGACCGCGGCTGGCTCGTCCCTGGCCGGCAGTGGACTGCCTCCGATCTCGATGCACAGACACGCACGACGCTGGTTGCGAAGGCCCGGCTCTACTGGCTGCGCGATCCGCTGATGAAGCAGGCAGTGCGCCTGTGGACCGATTACGCGCTCGGCACCGGCGCATCGTGGGACTCGAAAGACCAGAAGGCGAAAGATGTCTGCGACGCCTTCGCCAAGAACAAACGCAACTCGAAGATCATGAACTCGGAAGGGCTGCGGCGGTCCTCCAAGAAGCTGCTGGTCGACGGCGAGCTGTTCTTTGCGATCTTCGACGCGGAAGGCAAAAACCCGAAAACCATTCGCCGCATCGATCCCTTGCAGATGACGGACATTATCTGCGATCCGGACGACGAAGAGCACGTGCTCGGCTATCGCCGCCTCACCGCCCAGGACAAGATTATTTACTATCGCGATTGGACCAACGACGAGGAGGACAACGATCTCCTGCTGAACCAGAAAGACCCGTCGAGCCAGGGCCTGATCTCATCCGGAAAAGCTGGCAAGCTGGACGAGAGTTGCGTCGTCTACCATCTGCCCTTCGACACACTCCAGAAGCGCGGCAACGGCCTGCTATCGAGCGCTCTCGACTGGTCGAAAGAGCATCGCCGCTTCATGGAAGCCCGCGTCGCCATCACCCAGGCGCTTGCGAAGTTCGCCTGGAAAGGCAAAGTCAAAGGCGGCCAGGGCATCATTAACCAGCTCCAGAATAAACTCACATCGACTTACGCGACTGCCGGGATGACCCAGGTTGAACGTCACCCACAGACCGCGCCTGGTGGCACCTGGTTGGAGAATGCCGGCGTAGATCTCGCGCCGATGCCGCGAGCCTCCGGAGCCGGGGATGCCCGCTCGGACGGCGATCAGTTGAAGCTGATGACCTGCGCCGCCACCGGCATCATGCTGCACTACTTCGGCGACCCTTCGACCGGCAACCTGGCCACCGCCACCGCGATGGAGTTGCCGATGCTCAAACAATTCCAGAGCTACCAGGCTTTGTGGCAGGACGCTCTGCGGGACATTTTCTCGATTGCCATGGATGAAGACCCCGACGAACCCGCCCAGCTCGACATCACGCTGCCACCGATCCTGCTCGACGATCTCCGCAAGATCGGCCAGTTCATCTCGGCCGTCGCTGTTGTGTTCCCAGAGATCCGCGTGCCGGCGGTGTTGCGATCGCTTTTAAGTTCCCTGAACGTCGCCAACATCGACGAAGTGATGGACGAGGTCGAAAACAAGCAGGGCGAACTGGCGCTGATGGATCAGCAGAATAAAGCCCACCAGTTGAAGTTGGCGGCTGCCAAGAGCGCCGGCAACGATCCCAGCGATCCAGATCTCAACCAGGCCGATCCTGCGGCGCCAGCAGTCCCTGGAGGCAACGCGGCGCCCGATAATGGGGATCTCGGCTACGGCTCGACCGAAAGCGCGCGGCAGACGAAGGCGCTGAACCGGCTGGCGAAGGTTTTGGAAGAGGCGAGCCGATGAGTACGCGACGAATGGCCGAGGTGATTTTGCGCGAGGACGCGATCCGCCGGCTGAACAGCGGACGGAAGGTCACCATTCGACTCCCGGACTGTGACATCGATCTCAAGTTCGATCCCCTGGCCCGCGTTGGCGGCGGTGGTTCCCTCGAAGACACAATCGTCGACATGCTCGGCTGGAAAGGCGAAGGCCGGCGCAGGTGAAGACGCAGACCCGCGTTACCGAGACCCTCGCCGAGTTTCTGGAGAAAGCCCAGCGCCCCGGATTGCTTGGCCTCGTCGGTAAGACGGTGCAGAAGCGCTGCCAACGGGATCTTGAAACCTATTTCAAAGCGCTCGGCAAAAGAGTTGTCGAGATGAAGTTCGAAGACCTGGCTGATCCCGATCGCGGAATCGGTGCCGAGCATGCCGGGCACGCGGTCACGATGCGAATGCACAACCTGCTGCGCAACCGCAGGCCGCTCCTGACGGCACTCTTGCAGGTCAACATCATCTCCGCCATCGAAACGGCGAACAAGATCTCGCTCGTCGCCGAAGCCGAAGCCGACGCGGACGAGCCGCCCGTGACAGAATATCCAGGTATGACTGCGGACCAGGCAGCGGCCTACGCGGCAGAACAGGTCAACGACACTATTGTGGGGATCGACGCGACGACCCTCGAATCGGTTGCCGATGCCGTGAGCGCCGGGATCTCACAACGCCTGGGCGTGCCGGGCACGGCGAAGCTGATCAAAGACGTGGTCGACGGGATGTCCACCTGGCGGGCAGAGATGATCGCTTCAACCGAGATGAACGACGCCATGAGCCAGGCCTATCTCGGGAAGCTAAAACGTAACGCCGTCGAGATGAAGCAGTGGATTCTCGGCCCAAATGCCTGCGACCAGTGTGTCGATAACGCCGAGGCCTCGCCGATCCCGGTGGACGACGACTTCCCTTCCGGCGACGATGCCCCGCCAGCACACCCGAAGTGCGTCTGTGCTGTGGCCGGCGCGAGGATGATTTGACCGCAGCCATTCAACGCTTTGTCGCCGGACACGAAGGCCTGTTTCTGATGCTCCTGCTCTTCATCGCCGCGCTCGTTGCCGACCGCACGTGAAAGGACTCCCATGAAACTCCAATTTATTTCTCAACAGCACGTCGAAGAGGCGGTGAAGTTCCTCGCCGGCAAAGGGCACCTTCCCTACACCGACGCCAGCGGCAAACCGAATCACCGGCTCATGGGCGCAGCCTGGGCCGCGCTGCACGGCGGCTATCGCGGCAACAAGTACGAAGGCAAAGACAAGACCGCCGCGCTCGTCAAGTTGAAGGGCGTCTACAAGTCGGAAAAGATGGAATTGCCGACCGAGAGTTTCTCGCTCGACGGCGAGTTTTTCCAGGAGGCGCTCGCCTCCTCCGATTCGTTGAACCGTATCTACTGGCAGGTTTCGGATGCGATTAACGCGAACATTCAAGCCGGCACAGACATGGACTGCGACGACGATGGAGCCGACGATGCGGGGCAGTGTTCATGTGGCTGCCGGTGCGGCCACAGTTACGACTGCAAGTGCTGCTCGAATTGTGGGTGCACTTACCCACAAACAGCTTGCATCCTCGATTTCTTCCCGCAGCAGGTCGTTTATTCCATGAACGGCGGAATGTTTCAGTGTGACTGGGTAATCGACGCCGATGGGGACGTGAAACTTGGCACCCCGATCGCAGTCGAGACCAGCTACACGCCGGTCGAGTCGAGCGAAACCCACGAATCGTTCCGAGTGATGGCCTGCAACGCGCTACCGCTGCAGGAGTCGGCCTACGACGCGGCGTCCGGCAAGCTGAAGATCACCATCATCAAGCCCGGCCTGAACAAATCGAAAGCCCGCTTCTATCCCGCCGAAACCCTGAAACGCGACTTTCACGTCTTTGAAGGCGCGAAGATGTTCGCCGATCACCAGTCGGACAAAGAAGCGAAAGACAAGCCCGAGGGCTCAGTCAATAACTGGGTAGCCTCGCTCAAAAACGTGCACGCGGAATCGGACGGCACTCTCGCCGGCGATGCCTTCGTCATCGATCCTCCCTTTAAGGCGAAACTCGATGCGCTGAACAAACAGGGACTTTTACACGAAATGGGCGTCTCGATCCGAGCGATCGGGGAAGCCAGCGAGCAAGAACGGGAAGGCGTCACGACGAACGTCGTCGAGTCGCTCATCGCCGCGCGCTCGGTCGATTTCGTCACCTACGCTGGCGCGGGCGGCCAGATCGAGGCGATGGAATCAGCAACGCAGGACAACCTGAACGATGTGGACCTGGTCACCGAAGCAGTACTCCGCCAACGGCGTCCGGACCTTATCAGCCTGGTTGAAAAACACGCCCAGGAGATCACGATGAAATCAGTTGAGCAGCAGTTGCAGGAATCCCAAGCCCAGGTCGCGACGCTCACCACGGCGAACAAAGACCTGACCACCAAGTTCGAGGAAGCCCAGAAGACGGCCGCCAAAGCCACCGTCTCCGCCGAGATCACGAAGCTGTTGTCCGAATCGAAGCTGCCGGCGATCTCGCAGGACCGGGTCCGCAAGCAGTTCGCCGAAGCGACCGAAGTCAAAGGCATCGCCGAAGCGATCAAGGAAGAGCAGGACTACGTGAAGCAACTCGGCGGCGGCAAGAGCGCCCCGAAGAACCTGGGCGCAGCCGACAACGGCACGACCCGCGAGAGCGACACGACCGACCACAAGGCCAATCTCGAAGAGGCTTTCAAGCTCATGCCCGGCATGAGTGACAAAGACGCGAAGCTCGCAGCGCGCCTCTAAGTCAGGCAAGAACAGGCCACACCTCACCACCAACAATTTCGTTCGAAGAAAAGGTCCTGGGCGGATAGCTCCAGGCCGAAGGAGAAAACCGTCCCATGAAGAACTTTTACGAAACTGGAGACAACCTGCAATTCGTTGCTTCCCAAATCGTGTGCCCGCAGCACGCTTCGGGCGACACTTACACCAACCTGGTCGGCCCCGGCGAAGGCGCGACGACTCCGATCAACCTGGTCCAATCCGGCGATCCCTGCCTCATCGGCCGCATCGTCGGCGTCTCGAACATGGACGCGGTGTTCTCGACGGATCTGATCGTCGTTTCCACCCGCGGCGTCTACTCGTTCTCGGTGACCTCGGCGTTTCCGCGTGGCATCCACGTCGGCGAAACCATTTACATCGACGCGCTGCTGGCCACGCTCAGCGACAACCAGAACTCGACCAACGGCGGCATCCCGTTCGGCGTGGCGATTCAATCGGTTGCGGCCGGCGCGACCTCGACCATCCAGGTCAAGTTGTTCTCGCAGACGCCGGATTCGAACGGCCTGCAAGGCGGCATCGGCAGCTAGTTCGTTTTTCGTTTTTCCCTTTCCGCAGGTCGGGCCTCACCGCCCGGCCTGTTCTTTTTGCATTTCGTTTCACAAATTCACACCGGCCTCGGCGCCGGCTGAGGAGACAATACCATGGATTTTCTAGAACTCTTGGAGCAAGGCGGAAAGCTGGAGTCCAGCCTCTCCGATGTCCGGCACCGTATCGCACACTTCGACGAGAAGCTCACCAAGTTCATCGAGCTGTGCGCCAACAAAGATGGCATGAGTTCGGCAAAATGGACTTACCTGCTGAAAGAAGCTGAAACCACGGCCGACTTCCCGTACCTGTTCGGGACGGTCCTCGAACGCAGCCTCTACGCCAAATATAAGGCGCAGACGCCCGACTGGCGCGACTACATCAAGGTCGGGACGCAGAACGATTTCCGTCCGAGCTGGTTGCTCGGCGTGAACGGCCTGCAGGGAACCTTGCCGCAAGTGGCACTGCGCGGCGAGTACCCGAACGACGGCGCGCTGGTCGATGGCAAAGTGCAGATCATCCTCGCCAAGTACGGGCGGGAATTCGGCCTGGCGTGGGAAACGCTGATCAACGACGACCTCGGAGCCTTCTCCGATCTCGCCGAGCGCTTCGCGACGGCCGCCATGCGGTCGGAGTACAAGTTCGCGACGCAGCTCTATGCGACGGCAACCGGCCCGAACCCGGCACTGTTCGGCGCTTCGATCCTGCCGCCTCTCTATCCTGCGGGCTCGCCCACGGTCACCAACCTGTTCTCCGGATCGGGTTCGGTGTTTTCGATCACCAACGTCGGCGCGGCCGCGGCAGCGATGCGGCGCTTCGTCGACTACGACGGTCAGCCCGTGATCTTCGACGGTTTCGAGCTGGTCGTTCCCCCAGTGCTCGAAATTCCGATGTTGCAGTCCTTGAACCCAGCGAACATCATCCAGTCCGGTGGCGATTCGACGGCGGGAGCGAAACCCCAGATCCGCAGCTCGTCCAACACGGTGCCGATGCTGAACATCACCGGCCACGTGAACCCGTATCTGCCAATCGTCGACCTGACAGGGCGCCCGACCTGGTACCTGTTCGGCAAGCTCACCAACTCCGGCTATGCGGCCCGCGTGAACTTCCTGCGCGGACACGAGACGCCAGAACTCTGTATGAAGAACCCGAACAAGATCGCCCTCGGCGGCGCCAGCATGAGCCCGCTTGAAGGCGACTACGAGTCGGACGCGATCCGCTGGAGAATTCGTCACATCTTCGGCGGCGCCGTGGTTGACCCGAACTACGCCGCGGCCTTCATCGGTCAGTAAGACCCAGAGGTCAGCAGCCTAGTTTCGTGGTCCGGGAGCCGCGGGGTTCCTCGTCAAAGAGACCCCTTCCCCGCGGCTCCTGTTTTTCTTCTCAACTTCTGGAGGCACTCATGGCGAAAAATCTTCCCACACCGAACTCAGGCAACGGCAGCGCTGGAAACACGGCGGGATCTTGCGCGAAGGAAACCCAATCCGATGCCTCGAAGTGCGAGGGCTCGAACATCATCTATTCCCGCACGGGCGCTGGCGGGGCTTCGGCAGCGCTCAATACAGGCACTTCCGCCGCGAACGCTACCTCGGCGGGCGGCGACGGGACAGGCCCAACGATTCCCGCGATTGATACACCGGACACCGGCGAAGACCAGGCGGGAGTCTTCTGTGATGGCCTCGACGATTCCGGGTGTGAAGGTACCTCGCTGCCGGACGGCACTCCTTAACCCCATGCAGCAGGTTGTCACATTTTCGGGCAGGTCGACAGATCCCCGCCTCTCCCCCCAAGAGATTGAGGATCTGGCGAACTTCGCCTTCCTGATTCACAACCACGACGCTTCGACACCGGCACTGCCAATTTTCTGGCACCGGGCCGATTGCGATCTCTCGCGGTACTGGAACTAGCGTGTCCTTCACCTACGTAGTCTCGACCATGATCGGTAGTATGCGGCTGCTGATCGGCGACACCAACGCCGCCGCGCCCTATTTTCAGGACGAAGAGCTACAGCAGATCGCCAACATCGTGGCTGGCATGGAGTCGGGCTGGTCGACGGTCGCAGGGTCCGCGATCCCACAGACGGAGCTGGTGCTGCTATCGAGCGCCCAGGCAATCGATTGTCTCGCAACAAAACTCGCCGCAGGTCCGGCTGGGCAAACGATCACCCTGAACGATTACAAGCTCACCGGGAAAGATCAGATTCAGAAGTTGCAGGACATGGCTCAGCGCTTCCGGGATGCGGTCAACAATCTGCCCGCCTGGGGAATCATCGAAGAAAACCTGTGCGGCTTCAACGAAATGGTCATCATCCGCAACTGGGTGCTCAGGACGGAGCTGTAGGACGTGTCGACGCCCACCTCGGTCCTCGCGAACCCGTTCGATCAGATGCTCAACTCAGTCGCGAGCGTCCTGGCGCGCGATCTCACGGGCACCGGCAACAAGTACGGGGCGAACAGCCCGACGTTTACCACACTCGCGAGCGGCGTCGCTTGCCGGGTTGGCATTCTTTCAGTCGGCACCGACCGCGAGTTGCTGGCGAAATCGAAAGAAGACGTTGCCTTTCGCAAGGTGTACCTGCGGCCCTGGTACCAGGACCAGTCCCCGGACGGCTCATCCCTGCCGAACTGGGTTTATAACTCGGTGACTTACAACACCCAGCCCCTCACCCACGATCACTGGTTTCTGATCGACGGCGAGAACTACGACATCTTTGAGCTACGCAACCCAGGGCTGCTCTATCACCACCTGGAAGCGCTCTGCCGGATCATCGAGGCCTGATGGGAATCCACGCCGTTGTCGGCCTGAACCTGCGCACGGGCGATGCCTTACTCTCGGTGAAGGCGGGCGTGCTCTCGGCAACACAGGACTTGTTCGACGAAGAGATCGTGCCGACGGCGAAGGAGTTGTCGCCCGTCACCGCCGAGGGCTATCAGCGCAACGTCGCCGAGAAAAAGAAGCACCCGTCGGGCACGGGCACCAACCGCAGATCGATCGACAGCACGGTCACCGAAACCGCAGAAGGCGTCCAGGCGCAGCTTTTCACTCAATCCGGCTATGGCGGCTATCTCGAACTCGGCACTTCGAAGATGCGCGCGCAGCCTTACCTGAACCCGGCTTTCGAGATGCACATCGGCAAGCTCTCGGAGAAAGTGAAAGAGAAGCTCGGTGGTTGACGCGAACCTGCTGGTCCGGGAGTTCTTACTCTCGCAATCAGAAGTGACCGCGCTGCTGGGCACGAACCTCAACGGCTCGATCTATTGCGGCTACGATCTCCCGGAACATTTCGACCCGACACTTGGCCCGGCGATTCAGGTCTACCGCATCGGCGGCCACACGCACACAGAAATTAAGGCGCTGGTCGATGCCCGGATGAATGTGCGCGTCTGGGCTGGCCCGGAGCAGGCGCTGCTGGCCTCGGAGGTCTACGGGGCGATCAACGACGTGCTGCACGGGCTCTGTGGCGCTGGCGTAGCGGACGGCACCATCGTCAGAGCGCTGGAAGTCGTTGGGCCGCTCGAAATGACCGACCCGGAGACGGGCTGGGTCGCTGTCTATGCCTTCTATTCGGTCATGGCAGCGGCGACCGCTGGCGCGACCGCTTACGCCCCGCAGTTCTATGAAGGCTCCGGTGCACCGTCGACGCTCAAGAACAACGAAGACATTTACTACGACGAATCGACCGGCAACCTTTGGGAGCAGGTCGCAGGCGCATGGGTCCTGGTCGGCAACATTCCCACAGGAGGAGAGACGGAGATGCCGAGCTTGAAGTACCACAAGGTCGCCGCGGCGGGCACGAATGCCGCCAACATCAAGGCATCGGCTGGCCTCGTCGCTGGCGGAACGATTTCAAACAACGCCGCCTATGCGGTTTACGTGCACCTGTACGATCTGGCGACTCTGCCGACTCCAGGCTCATCCGCGCCGGCCGAAACCATCGAATGCCAGGCGGGCGTGACCGTCCCGCTCGATCTGCCCGCAGGCGGCGTGACTTATTCGAACGGCATCGGGATCTCGATCACGAAAGGGTACGCCGATACCGACGCCACGGCGGTGGCCGCTGGCGATTGCACTGTCGACCTCTTTTATCAGTAGAGAACTTAAAATGAAAACTTTCCTCAGACTCGCGGTCCTCGTTTGCGCGTTCGCCGTTCTCACGCACGGCCAGCAGCCCGTCAGCGCGACCATCGCTGCGCCCCTCGATGGCAGCAACAACGTGAAAGTGAATTGCGTCACCGGCTGCACCGGCGGCAACGCCAACGGGCAAGCCACGATGGCGAACTCTGCCCCAGTGGTGATTGCCAGCAACCAGAGCGCCTTCACGGTGAACGCAGCCCAGAGCGGATCGTGGAGCTTCACCTGTACCTCTGGGTGCGCTGGCGGAAATGCAAACGGCCAGGCGACGATGGCAAACTCCGCGCCCGTTGTGATCGCGAGCAACCAGTCGGCTTTCTCCGTGAACGCGGTCCAGTCCGGATCGTGGACGGTCGCTGTGACGGGAACTTTCTGGCAGACGACACAGCCCGTGAGCGGGACTTTCTGGCAAGCAACTCAGCCGGTTTCCGGGACTTTCTGGCAGACGACTCAACCCGTCAGCATCGCATCGATGCCGAGCACCCCGGTCACAGGCACTTTTTGGCAGACCACGCAGCCCGTTTCTGGTACTTTCTGGCAGACGACGCAGCCGGTGAGCATCGCGTCGATGCCCAGCACTCCCGTCACGGGCACCTTCTACCAGGCCACGCAGCCGGTCTCGAATGCGGGCACCTTCGCCGTTCAGTCGGCCGAGAGCGGCACCTGGAACGTCAACGTCTCCAACTCCAGCCTCGCGGTCACGGGCACATTCTGGCAAGCAACGCAGCCGGTTTCCGGCACCTTCTGGCAGACCACGCAGCCGGTGTCGCTGGCCGCGAACCAATCGGTGAACGTCGCCCAACTGGGCGGCTCTGCCGTCTACGTCGATCCCTGCCTGGTCAACGCGCCCAGCGTCTACATTGTGAACTTCGCGACGACGACCACCACGACGATGATCTCGGGCACGGCGAGCAAGCAGACCTACCTCTGCGGGATCTCGATCCTCCCTGTGAGCGCGGCGGTCAACCTCAACATCGTGGAAGGCACAGGCACGAACTGCTCGACGATCTCAGCCGGGCTGATCGGCGGAACGACCGCAGCGACCGGCCCAAACATCGCGGCGAACGGTGGGTTTGTGATGTTCAACGGCGGCTCGTGGGTCGCGAAAACAGCGACCGCCGCCGACAACGTCTGCTTCATGGCCTCGGCATCGAGCCAGGTCTCGGGCGTCATCAAGTACGTGCAGCAATAGCTTGCTCGTCTTCGCAGCTTGCTGTAAAAACGATTTGCAGGCATGAATGAAATGGGAACTATATAGTTGACTCCCGTGACCACTGAATCTAAAGGAGAACATCATGTCATGGAGCGTTTGTGCTTGCGGCCCTGCACCGAAAATTGCAGAGCAGCTAGAACAGCAGTTTGAGAGAGTCAACATGAATGACAAAGGCGAACAGGAAACCGTGCAACACGCACGGAAGCTTGTCGCCCAAACCCTTGCAACGATTGAGCCTGAAAAGATCATGCGCGTAAGCGCCTCGGGTTCGATAGGTTTCAAGGA